TTGAGGTTAAAGAATTTCCAATAAATAGTATAATTGATGAAGCTAAAAAGCAAGGTTTCAAGTTATCTAAAAAGAATTTTAAAAGCAAAGATAAAACATTTTTTTTATTTAAGTTTGAAGGCTCCCTTTATAATATAACTTATATCTATAAAGCCTATCGCATTATAAATACAGGGAAACCAGTCATTGCTAAATATAATAATGAGGAAACATTTCCTCCTCTTATTTTATCTAATGAGATAGGCAAATGTGTTGTAATGCCTTTAAGTATAGGAGATGAAAAAGATTTCGCTTATAGGCACATTGTTATTGACTATGACGATATAAAGGCTAAAAAAGATGATAAAAAAGATATAGAAATAAACATTGAAATTTATATTTCTATATCTTGAAACCTTTATCTAATGCCTATAAATACATAAAAAGGAGATATAGAAATATGAAAAGATTGCGAATTACTCATAAAACAGGATATCTAGATTTTGATGTTGATGCCTTTTTTCCTTTTAAAAAGGGAAAAGCAGAAAAGGTGTTTGAGCTAATAAATAAGTATTGCTCTAAAGAAGTAAAAAAAGAATTGAAAAGTGTTTTAGAAAATAAGGCTCAATTGAGCAAAGCTAAAATTACCTTGTATGAGTTAAAAGCAGGTATAGAAAAAGGCAAAGCAAAATATTATAACGCTCAGATAAAGAAAGAGCAAATCTTACTTAAAAGAACGCTAAGAAATATAGACTTGCTTAATATTGATTAATTACAAACAGGGTAATAAGCGATTAAATTTTTATTACCCTGTCCTTATAGCTACTTCCGTTTTAATTATAGCATATTTTTTATAGGGGGTAAAGTGTCATGGGAAAAGAAAAGGATATTAAGATGTGCAAATTAAGCAAAAACAGATACAGAGAGCTTAAATACTTTTGTAGGCAGTATTACGAATGGAAAGACAAATTAAAGAAGCTAAATTATGATTTAAAATCTTATGAATTAAACGACTTGCCTAAAAACCATAATGTTAATAAGCCAACAGAAATATTAGCTACTGAAAAAGCTGATTTAGAACGCAAAATAGGGATTGTAGAGCAATCAGCCAAAGAAGCAAACCCTGTTATATATCAAGAGCTTTTACAAAATGTTGTACAAGGCATACCATTTAGGTACTTAAACGTGCCTTGTGGTTTGAGATATTTTTATAAAGTAAGAAACATCTTCTTTTGTATACTGGATAAAAAAAAGATATAAAAATTTTAAAAAGAGGGATACTGAGGGGAAGTACTTTTATGATATTATGATATAGTAAAGAATTTAAAATTATTATTAAACGGCATTTAGAACTTATTAAAGACAAGCTTTTACTTGTCTTTTTTCTATTTATGAAAGAGGGTGATGCTTGTGCTGGATAGGAAATTAACATTCATTGATTTTTTCTCTGGCATCTAGCTTGGTGGCTTCAGGTTAGGTTTAGAGAATACAGGAATGAAGTGCATAGGCTTTTGTGAAAGAGATAAATTTGCGGTAAAGTCTTATTGTGCTATGTATGATACAAGGGGTGAGTGGTATTCAAATGACATTATCAAACTTAAATCAGATGACATACCAAGAGCAGATATTTGGACTGCAGGAAGTCCTTGCCAAGATGTTAGCATTGCGGGAAAGAGATTGGGATTACACGGAAACCGAAGCGGTCTCTTTTTTAAACTCATTGAGCTCCTTAAAGGCAAAGAAGAAAAAGATAAACCCGAATGGATTATCTTTGAAAATGTTAAGGGACTTCTTTCAAGCAACAAGGGGCATGACTTTCTTGAATATCTCAGTGAAATTTCCGAATGCGGGTACAATATTGAATGGCAGGTTTTCAACTCTAAAAATTATGGAGTTCCCCAAAACCGAGAAAGAGTGTACACTATCGGACATCTTAGAGCCTGTGGTAGACAAAAAATATTACCTATCAGAGGAACTATGCCAACAGTTAATATTAAGATTGTAGGTGATATTTGTAAAAGAGGTTGGCGTAATCAAATGAAAGGAGTGTACAGTAAAGATGGAATATCACCCTGTTTAAACACTCGTGGTGGCAGCAATTTGCAGCTTAAGGCTACAGAGGGTTATCAATTTTGTAATGACAAAGAAATGAAAATAAGAAAATTGACCCCAAGAGAATGTTTTCGATTACAAGGATTTCCTGATAAATTGTTTGATAGGGCACAGGCAGTTAATTCTGATACCCAGCTTTATAAACAAGCTGGTAATGCAGTAACGGTAAATGTTGTTTATGCGATAGGTAAAAAAATAATAGCAAGTTTAGATTAGAAATTAAATTCAAACTTAAATAATAGGCGGTGGGGTGATGCCTAAGGCAAGAAGTCCTAATAGAGAAAAAGCCTTTAGAATTTATAAGGAAAAAGGTGGAAAAATCAGTAATAAAGAGTTAGCTGAATTATTAAATGAGAACGAAAAAACAATAAGTAATTGGAAAAGTAGAGATAAGTGGAATGTAGTAAATAGCATAAATGATTGTAGTAATACTACAAAAAAAAGAGGCGCACAAAAAGGCAATAAAAATGCTAAAGGAAATAAAGGTGGTGGAGCACCTCTTTGTAATCAAAATGGATATAAGCATGGAATTTACAGTAAAATACTTTATTCTTCATTGTCTGATGATGAAAAAGAACTATTTGAAACGCGTGATTTAAATGAAGTTGAAGAATTAAAATTAATTATAAGCTTATGTGATATTCAAATTTTACGTTTTATTAATTTGATAAATGAAATAAAAAATAAAAAGAATTTTATTGTTAAATCAATCAATAAGATGTATACAAAAAATGGAAAAGGTAATTTAGTTGGAAGTGTTATAAACACAACTGCAGTGAGTTTAGATGAACTTATAATTCGTTATAATTCTGAAATTGAGAAAATAAAGAAGCAGAAAATAAAATGCTTAGAATTATTAAATAAAATAAATACAGATAATGTTACAGAAGATACAAACATTAACGTAATTATTAATTCCGATAAAAACGCAGGTGATTAAATTGGATATAAATGTTAATATAAATCCAGTATATTTACCTTTTATGGATAAAAAACAGTTCGTTCAAATATTTTTCGGTGGTTCATCAAGTGGAAAATCTTATTTTTTGGCTCAAAAAATAGTGATAGATAATTTAAAAGGTGTTAATTGGTTATGCTGTAGAAATGTAGCAAGAACCATAAGAAATAGCATATTTAATGAAATCACTAAGGCCATTTATTATATGGGTCTAAAAAAGTTATATAGTATAAATAAAACTGATATGGTTATTACCAATAATGTAAATAATAAGCAAATTTTGTTTGCTGGTCTTGATGATGTTGAAAAAGTTAAATCTATAACACCTAAAAATGGAGTTCTTGAAAGAGTATTTATTGAAGAGGCAACAGAAGTTAAAAGGGAAGCGTACAAGCAGTTGACAAAGAGGTTAAGAGGACAATCTAAACATAGCAAGCACATTATACTTGCTTTCAATCCAATATTAAAAACGCACTGGATTTACAAAGAGTTCTTTAATAATTGGCAGGATAGTAAAAATAGTTATGAAGATAGCAATTTGTCAATATTAAAAACTACTTACAAGGACAATAATTTCTTAACTGAAGACGATATAAAATTATTGGAAAATGAAGCAGACCCTTATTTTTATAATGTTTATTCTTTAGGAAATTGGGGTGTCTTAGGAAATATTATTTTTAAAAACTGGATTGTAGAAGATTTGAAAGAACTTGTACCACATTTTGATAATATCTATTGTGGTATGGATTTTGGTTATGCCAATGACCCTAATGCACTTATTAAGTTACATTATGACAAAAAGCATAAAACAATATATGTATTTGAAGAATATTACCAATGTGGTATGTCTGATACTGATTTATTAACTGTTTGTAAAAGCTTTTTTGGTAAAAATTATATTATTTGTGATAGTGCAGAACCTAAAACAATAGATTATTTAGCTGTTAATGGAGTTAATGCTATACCTGCTGCAAAAGGACAAGATAGTGTTAATCGTGGTATTAGATGGCTTCAAGGACACAAAATTATAATAGATGTTCATTGCCAAAATTTTAAAAATGAAATTGAGCAGTATCATTGGCAGGAGGATAAAAACGGAATTGCAATAGCTAAGCCGGTTGATATTAATAATCATTTGATTGACGCTTTGCGATATGCAACAGAGAAATTACATATAAGTACAGCAGCGTTAAAAGGAGTGAGATTGTAATATGTGTAATCACTTTTGGAAAAAATTTAATGATTTTTCAGTATGTAATAAATGTGGATTAACAATATTATACAACGGAAAAATTATATTTGACAGACAAGCACCCAATTTTTTCAAAGAAAAGAAAATAGCAGAAAAGGGGGTTAAAAAGTGAGCCGAAATTTATTAGAGCTATACCCTGATTTTACTGCCGAAATTGAGGCGGTAAGGCAGTCTATAACAAACAATGGCATACCAGTTGAATTATTATATAAAATAATAAATAAGCATATTCCTAACCGCAAATATAATAATAAATTGTACAATCGATACCGCAATGTAAATAATGGTATTCCTATTTTTGAAAGGCAACCACGATTTGAGGAAGAAAACCCCATTAACAACAAAGTCAACAATGATTTTTTTAGTGAAATAGTTGATTTTAAAACTGGTTATTTTGCTGGTGAGCCTATTACATATGGTTATAGCCAAACAGAGGAATCACTAAAGGTAACAGGGTCAGAAGAAGATATAAAAAATGCTATTAAGGTTATTACAGATTTTACTACTAGAAATAATATGTATGGTGTTGATATGGAAGTAACAAAGCTTGCTAGTATATATGGATATTCCGGCAGGCTTTTTTATATTGACATGCAGGGGAATGAAAGGGTTATGCCAATTCAGGGATACGAAACTATTATATTGTCAAATACTTCTATATCAGAGCCTGAATTTGCTATTAGGTATTTTAGTACAAAGGACATTAATGGTGTTGAAAAATGGACTGTTGAATTATATGACAGTAAAAACATATATACTTATGCAGGATATTTAAACCATTTAGAATATGTGGATACAAAGCCTCATATGTTTGATTATTGCCCATTACAAGGCATTGCAAACAATATGGAATTATTGGGAGACGCTGAAAAAGTTTTAGCGTTGATTGATGATTATGATAAAGTTTTATCTGATAACTCAAATGAAGTTGAAGCCTTTGTACATGCCTACCTTATTTTTGAAAATATAGTGCTTGATGAAGAAACTATAAGAAAAGGGCAAAAAGCAGGTTCATTTATATTTCCATCAATAGGAACACAACAAGGCAAAGCGTATTTTTTAACTAAAAATATAAATGATTCTTTTACTGAACACCACTTAGAAAGACTTCAAAATAATATTTATAGATTTAGTAAAACTCCTAATTTGAATGATGACCAATTCAATAATGCGAGTGGCATAAGTCTTAAATTTAAGTTACACGGACTTGAAACTAAATGCGGAATGTTTGAAGCTAAAGTTATGGACGCTGCACAATATATGTGGAAACTTCTTTGTAGTAGTTGGGGAAAAAGAGGCAATAAAATAGACCCGCTTCAAATTACTATGTCTTTTAACCGTAATTTTCCTCTTGATTTACAGTCAGAAGCACAAGCAGTACAGTCTTTAATTGCTGCTGGGCTTCCTAAATCTACAGCATTTGAACAATTGTCATTTATTGATGATGTTGATTATGTTATGCAGCTTATTGAAGATGAACAAAATTTAATGTCACATTTAGACGATGTCAATTTTACAGAAAGTGACAACAAAGAAGATGTATAAGGAAGTGGCATAATGCAAGATAAGAAAGATTTAAACTATTGGCTGAGACAGGTGCGGAAAGTTGAAAAAGGAAGAGTTGAGGGCGCTGAAAAAACTATAGCAAAGGTCTATAAAAGCGTATTATCTGATTTAAATGGATTTTTAGGAAATGAATACGCAAAGTATTCAGATAAAGACGGCAGACTTACAATTTCTATATTATGGCAAAAACAAAGATATGCAAGGTTCCTTGAAGAAGTTGTTAAAAGGACTGATTATATTGCAATCGAAATAAAAAAAATAATATTATCTACTGTTGAATCTGTATATAGTAATTGTTATAAAGGTATGGTCAAAGCTGTACGAAATTCATCAAATATCAAGGAATTAGCAGAAAAATTAAGAGATATTAACGTAAGACCAGAAGTATTAAAAAGGGCTGTTAATAATCCTATAAGTGGTTTAACACTTACTGATAGACTTGAAAAAAATAGGCGGGAAACAATATATAATATTAAAAAACAACTTAATATTGGGCTTATGAATGGTGATAGATACGATACTGTCGCTAAAAAAATATCTGAAAGAATTGATGTTAGTTATGGAAAAGCTTTAAATACTGTAAAAACAGAAACTCATAGAGTTCAAGAAAGCGGATTTAATGATTGTGCAAAGAATATATCAAAAAGTATTGAAAATACTGGATTAATATATACCGCTACTTGGCATACAAGAAAAGATGAAAGGGTTAGACCTAGCAGCAGAGTATATACTTCTAAAGGCTGGAAAACAAAGAAAAATAAAAACTCAAAGGCAAATCATCAAAAAATGGAAGGGGTTACTATAAAAGTTGGTGATAAGTTTGATTTAGGAAACGGTGTTTTTGCTGACTGCCCCGGAAATAGTGGCGATGCCGCTAATGATTGCGGTTGTCGTTGTTTTATTACATATAAGCTTATGACCTATGAAGAATATGAAAGAGCTATATAGTTTCTATAAACCCCGAAACTGGCAACTTAATTCAAGTCAATCCAAAATCTATTTAAAAGGAGAAAAATTATGATTAATATAACAATTGAGCAAAAACAATTTATAGGAAATTATATTGATAATTTAGATGAATTGCTAGATAAAGGTGATGTTAATGAACTTTTATCTGCGATAGATGATGAAATTGTTAATAATATTTTAGGTAATAATGATGAACCTGATAAAACAGGAATTAAATTACAAAAAATATATGACCAAATATATAATCAGAACAGCTAATAGATATTTTTTTTGTTTAAAAGTAATGGTAGTCCGCCCTAAGCAAGGCGCTAAAGGGCTTTATTTTTATGCTTATTAAAGAGAGGAGTTAAAAAATGCTTAAAACTAATTTACATTTTTTTGATGATATTGTTACCGTTGAAAATTCACCACCAGAAAATGAAAATAACGAAAAAGAAAATAAACCTGAAAAGGATAATCAGTCTGAGGAATCATTAAAAAAGAAAATTGAAGATATAACCAATGAATCCTCAAAAAAAATTAAGGAACTTAAAAATAAAATTGACAAACTAAACAAGCAAAACTTATCGAAGGAAGAGATAAGGCAGCTTGAGATGTCCGAAAAAGAAAAAGAATTAGTAGAAAAGGAAAAAGAATTACTTGAAAAGGAAAATAGGCTGTATGCCATAAGAGCTATAAAAACAGCAGGACTTGATGATGGAACAGATAAGGCTTTATCAATAGTTGATTTTGTCTATGATGAAGATACTTCAAAAATTGATGAAAGAGTTAAAGCATTTAAAAGGTTAATTAATAGTCTAGTTTCCAATCAAATAGACAAAGCTTTTAAGGAAAATGGAAGAATACCGAACAACGCATTATCTGTTAATGCCAATTTAAACAAAAAATTTAACATAGCAGAAAGTTTAGGACAAAAGGACTCTGAAAGATTAAAAAAATCTAATGAAATTTTAAAGTATTACATAGGGAGGTAACATATTATGGAATTTAAAAATACAATTGTAGGACAAAGCAAAACCATACTTGCTAATGACCATTTTGTAGCAATTAATTATGACTGTTCAGCTTTATCATCTTTGGCAACAGATGGAGTTATTCCAGCTGGAACAGTCATACCAGCTAATGATAGTAATGCTATAGGTGTACTTCTTAACGATGTGTATATTGATGAAAACCCCAATGGGGCAATAATTATACACGGTTTTATAGATAAGTCAAAATTGCCTGAAGTGCCTAGTACAAGCATTAATTTACCATTAATTAATTTTATTTAAAGGGGGGTTTAAAATGAAATTATCAGATGTTTTTAATTCTGAAGCTATAGCATTAAATTATACTAATGCTGCAAGTAACAATATACCTTATTTAGGTTCCGGCTATTTTCCTTCAAGAAAAAAGGCAGGACTTGATTTAAAATGGATTAAAGGGCATAGTGGCCTACCGATTTCCCTAATGCCTTCTAGTTTTGACACATTTTCAAAATTTAGGGACAGAGTAGGAATAGCATTATCAGAAACTCAAATGGCTTTCTTTCGTGAAAGTATGTTAGTTAAGGAAGCAGACGAACAAGAAATAATGAGGGTTCAGAGCAGTTATGACCCTTATGCTATTCAAGTTCTTGAAAATATCTTTAATGACAGCCAAAATTTAATAGAAGGTGCAAAAGTGGTTTCTGAAAGAATGATAATGCAGCTTTTAGCCCCTATTAATGGCAAAGTTGGAATTGAAATTAAAGCTAATAATGTCAATTATACTTATGATTATGATAAAAATGGTGACTGGAAAAAAGAGCATTATACTAAAATTATTACTGAAGCCGATAAATGGGCTTCTTCGGAAACATGTGACCCAATGAGAGATATAGAAAATTGCCTCGACGCACAGGAAGCTGCTGCGGGAAATAGACCAGAGATACTACTTATGTCAAAGCCAACATTTAATCTGATTAAAAATAGTAAAGCAGTGAGAAGTGGTGTTCTTGCTCAAAATGTTACTGCTAATGTCAACTATACAAGTTCTAAAATAAAACAATATGTTGAAGAAGAATTGAACATTAACATTATTCTCTATAACAAGCAGTATAGAGATGAAGCGGGAACTGTTAAACGTTTTTATCCTGATAATATTATTATGATGTTGCCTAATTCAAATTTAGGGTACTTATGGAGAGGTACTACACCGGAAGAGCGTACACTGTCAACAAGACCAGACGCAAATGTAGCTATAGTAGAAAACGGGATTGCTGTTGCTGTTACAATTACAGATGACCCAGTACAAACAAAAACTACGGTATCAATGATAGCATTACCTTCTTTTGAAAAGATGGATTTGTGCTATGCTCTAGAGGTAGCTTAGAATATATGATAAATATTTTTGTTGCCTTTAATAGCAATTTATGATATTATTTTTATAGGGTAATCGGAACGAATAAAAAGGCTGTTACGCCCCTTGCCGACTGGACTTATAAATTTCCTAATTTATAAGAAGGGGAGGTGAAACCTTATCTTTAAGATAAGGGGGTGAGACTTATGACTACTTATGACATAATGATGTTTTTATCATTTTGTATTTTAGTAATAGTTATAACAAAAAAATAACAGCCCCTAATTTTTTCCGCCAAGAGGGCTGTTATTAATCTTTAAGTCCTATCGGCTAATCGTTTCCGATTGCCTTTTATATTTATAGTATATCACGTTTTTATAATTTGTAAATAGGAAATTTTAGTTTATTATAAGCAATCTTCGGATTGCTTTTTTTATTGCTATAAACAAAGCGTTAAAATACTTTATGTTTATATAAAAAATTATGAAAGGAGAATAATTTATGACAAATAAAATAGAAGTTTTTGAAAACAAAGATTTTGGAGAAATAAGAACAATTGAGGAAAACGGTAGAGTTTGGTTTT